ATAATAAAAATAGATATGAAAATAAAGAAGGAAATTTAAAAGAATTAGAAGAAATAAGATTTAAGACTGAAAAATTAAAAAATGAAAATGAAAAATTATTAATTGAAAAAGAAAGTATTAAATTGAAAAAAAAAGAGACTGAATTAGAAACTATTAAAATGAAATTTGAATTATATGATAAAAAAAAAGAAATTGAACTTCAAATTAAAAAAATAGAATTAGAATTATCTAATAAAAATGAAATTGAAGAAGATGAATTAGATTTAAATTTTAATGATATTTCTGATTCAGATTCAGAATCAGAAACAGACATTGATATAACAACATGTAATTTTGAAATTAAAACTCGTAAAAATAGTATCAAAATACCTAAAGTATATCAATATAGTCCATCTGATTTATCAAATCCAATTAAAATATTTGATTCTCCTACAGAAGTTGAAAGAACATACTCATTTATATCACCTTCTCCTTTAAGAGCTGCTGCAAAAAATAATACAATTTATAAAGATTATAGATGGTTATTTTTATTAAGAACTGACCCAATTCCTGAAAAAATACCAGATACAATTGAAACAAAACATAAAAGTACTGAAATAAAATATATTTCAATGATTGATATTAAAAAAACAAAAATTATAGAAGTTTTTGCAAGTCAAAAAGATGCAGTTGAAGCACGAAACATGAAATCTCGTAGTTTCACCCGAGCAATTCAACAAGAATCTATTTCAAGTGGTCACTATTGGAAGTTATGGGAAGATTGTTCAGAAGAAATGAGATCTGAATTTCTGAAAAATAATAAACTTCCTGAAAAATATAAAACTTCATCTGGTAAAAAAGTAATTCAAATCGATCCTCATACAAATAAAGAATTAAAAATATATAATTCACAAAGAGAAGTACTTAAATTATTTCAAATGTCTGCTTTAACATTAAAAACTATATCTCAAAATGAATCTATTCATAATGGATATAAATGGAAATTATCTTAAATAAGAACTATATTATATAATAATAATTTATAATCATAAAAAAATTCAAACAGGAACAAATCTAGCAACAGCCTTTACACTATTTAATGACATAGACCATCCACTCCAACCCGGGCAAAAAATCCATAATTTAACTGTATCTCCCAATACAATATTTTCCGGAACAATAGAAAAATTATATTTATTGTCTTTAAATTGATCCCGATTCACCTGAAAAACTTTGACACTTACATTATCATTTACTTGATATCTTAAATGGCATTGATTAGTTCCTCCAAATCCTTGATCCATTGCAATACATTCTACATCAACTCCAAATAATTTATATTTATCATTTGGAAGAAGATCTAATCCAACAACAAATTCACATGCATTTATATTATTAAAATCAGCTCCATATCCAACACAATATGGTTCTAATAATGTTCTATTTCCATTATAATTTATTTTAACTGGTCCATTGAATTCTATTGGAATTGCAGAATTAATAGGCACTAATTCAACCTCTTTTTGTTCTTTTTCTTCTCCATTATTAATCTTATTATCAATATCAATCACACCGTTAACAACACTGTTAACAATACCACCGTTAAAAACAACAACATCGTTAATAACATCATCAATATTTATTAAACCATTTACAGAAATAGAATTTTCTTCCGTTATTTTAAACTGATTCATTTCTATAATACTAATATTTCCATCTGCTGGTGAAATTGCTAATCCATCTAAACTTTTTACAAAATCACCAATCTTTTTGCATATACTTTCTTTTTTACCTTCTGGTATATAATCATTCTTTTCTCTTTTATACATATCAAATAAATTGTCTATCAATATATTTTCCGGCATATAACTTTCATTTAATTGATTTTCTCCCATCATTAACCATGCCTTTTGTAATATAGGGTGTTTTATTCTTATTGCTGTTCCTAATATCTTATTTTCTAATAATATTTGCGAATTAATTAATGGCTCAATTTCTATAAATGTCTTCTCTAATTTATTCAATATTTTTGAAGGAGATTGATTTGATAAAAAAAATAAAAATTGTTCAAAACTAATACATTTTGGTTGAATAATTTTAGCATCCCATTCTGAAAAATTCTTTAATATTTTCGAAAATTTCTTTAGCTTTACATGAATTGTGTTTAATAATTGAAATTTAAGCTCATGTTCTATCGGTATTCCATAACTATATATTTTAGATAAATTATTAATCGATCTTTGTAATGAATATATAGCTCCGGCATAAATAGGAAATTGTTCATTTGTTATTTCTAAAATACTTTGAATCGATTGTAATTCGCATAAAACAACCTCAATACATGCTTTTAAACCCTTGAAAACAGAAACCACGTCTATCATTTATAATATAGTATTATTTTTTTTAATTTAAATAAATAATAATATAAAAAATATAATGGATGAATACATACAACCCATAGGGAGTTCATCAAGTGAATCTGTTGAACATAAAAAAACTTTATTAAATATATCTATTGGTGCAACTCACAAAAAAAGAATGAATAATCCAAATTTAACTAATGAAAAGATACGCGAAATATATGAATTAAAAGATAAAATGTTACAAAAAGAAGTAGCTCTTAAATATAATGCACATCGTGATTTAATAAGAAATATTTGGAATAAAAAAATTATACCTACAGATGATGAAAATTTTGTTATTCAAAAACAAGAATTAATTGAAAAATCTTGTATGAATCAAAATATAGACTTTAATCAAAAAATATCTATTGGAAAAAGAACTCTTGAAATAGATGAATGTATTGAAATTATTAAATGGAAAATTAAAAAAATCCAACAAAGTAAAGACCAAACTAAAGACCAAAGTAAAGACCAAAGCAAAGACAAAAGCAAAGACCAAAGTAAAAACAAAATATTTTCAACAAAAGTATCAGAGTATTTAACCAAGCTTTGGAAAAAAAAAATTACAAATGATATGATTAAAAATATATGGAGTGGAAGAACAAAATTATTTGAATTCGAGTTTGAAAACAAAGAAATTACCTACCAAGAATATAAATTAATTATAGAAAAGGATAAATAATTTATCTAATATTATAATATAATAATATGGCAAATTCATGTATTTATAATACCTTATGGGGTAAAAAAAATAAAAAACAAAGCGGTGGAAATCAAAATATACTTACTCTCCTAGAAAATAAAAAATATTTTTTAATGCAAGTATTTGCAAATCTTATTTTTCAACTTCTTGTAACTTTTATAATTGCGTTCAAAGTAAAAACCGATCTCTTAAATAAACCTCTTTCCTTTTGGGGATTAGTCATTTCATCTTTCATTATTATTATTGTACTAGCACTTGTTCCAATGCCGCCATTTATTAAATTCATTCTATTTACTTTATTTTCATTATGCTGGGGTCTATTACTAAGTAAAATCAAAGAAAAAGTTTCACCAAGTATAATAGAAACCGCATTATTAGGAACACTTTCTGTGTTTGTTTCTATGTTTGTCATAGGATTATTTTTATTATCAATCGGCGTGAAACTAGGCTTTCAATTTGGATTTGTATTACTCATTCTATTAATATTTATAATAATTACAATGATTGTTTTGATGATAATGAATAAATTTTCAACTTATCATAAAGCAATATCAATATTTATATTAATGTTATTTTCAGTATATATTATATTTGATACAAATACTATTTTACAAAGAGATTATTATGGAGATTTTATTACAGCATCACTTGATTATTATTTAGATATACTTAATATTTTTATCAATTTTGTTTCATTACAAAATTAGATAACTTCCTATTAACATATAAATAGGTATATATGCCGCTAATAAACACCATATACTATCATAATCAATTATAGCTATTTTATGTGAAATAATAAGTAAGAATATACCTAATATAAATAATAATAAAGCATAATAAAAATTAAAATATAAAAATACAACAATTGCAAAAAGAATAGAATACATATTTTTTATACTATATTTAATCCATTTCCAATGCAAAACTTTATTTTTTACTTTTGTAATTAAACTTTCATTTGTTAAATAAGAATTATATTGAAATATTCCATAGATTATATAAATAAAAAGTAATACATTTATTAATGAAAAACTCTGTTTAAAAATAATAGATTTAATTATGTAAAATACTACAGGTTGTAAATATACAACAACTGGCAAAATAATACTAATTATTTTATTTATACCTTTATTATTATCAATATCAGTCCAAATAAAATATTCAAATAATTGAACAAATGAAATATAGATAAAAAATATTCCAGTTGATAAGTTCTCTTTTTCAAATTTCTTATTTCCATAATAAATTAAACATATGGAACTAATAACACCAACAAAAAATGATGTTAAAGATACTTCTGCGTTTACACACATATACTATAGTATTAAACCATATAAAATATAAATTTTTTATAATTTTAATAAAAAATGATTTTAAAAAATAATATACTTAAATATATGTCTCTAATAGTATTTATAAATGTTAAGCATTAACTATATTTCTAATTATTTATCTAACCACCAAAATAAAATTGATAGTTTTTACTATGAACGAATTAATGATTTTGAAAGAAATGATTTAAGTTTATCAACTGCACCGCAACCAAATACACCACCCCATAAACAACAAAAATCAGAAAATATTACTTCCAAAAAAAATTTTTTGAATAACCTTCCACTATCTTTTGAATCAATCTTTAATAAAAGTATTCAAGATTTTTATTATGATAATCGAATTTTTAAAAATAAATCTTCAGTATATACTTTATTGAATTCGATCTTTTATATTGGCAATGAATCTTATAATTTTTTTCCTGAAAAGGATAGGGAAAATATTATGAAAGATTTTATAAAAAAAATAGATAATGATTTATTTGAACAAAATTTATATAATAAGTTTGATTATCATAAAAATAGAAAGTTTAATAAAGCAGACATTCAAGAAATACTAAAAAATAGTTATCAATTTAAAAATATTGAAAAAATGTGGTTATTTCTACAGTATTTAGCAGATTATCTTGGAATTAATATTTATATATTTAATATTGCAAATGGTCAAATAAATTATAATAAGACAGAAAAATATTTATCAAAATATTATGGTAATAAATATAATAAATCATTACCTAATTTTATTATTATATTAGAAAATGAGATTTACAAACCAGTATTAAATAAAAAAAATAATTCAGATAGTTTCAATAAATATTCAGAAAATATTGAATTAATAGATAAGATATGGGATTATTTGAAAATTGTAAATGAAAATACAATATCAAATGACATTAAAAAAGAAGATGATGATAAAAAAGAAGATCATAAAATTTCTAAATTTAATTCAGAAGATTTAAAAAAGATGAAAATCGATGAAATTAAAATTTTATGTGGTCAACATAATATATCTTTGCAAAAGTTATCTTCTAAAACATCAAAAATGATTAATAAATTAAAAGAAGATTTAATTAATGATTTGATTTTAATCAATAAATAGTCTTTTTATACTTTTTATTTTTCTTTTATAATTTTTTATTAAATAAAACTTTATTTTTTATTTGATGTTGTTGTTTGTTTACCAGATGTGGTAGTATATAAAGGTGTAGTTGTTTGTTTACCAGCTGTAGTAGTATAAAGTGGTGTAGTTGTTTGTTTACCAGATGTGGTAGTATATAAAGGTGTAGTTGTTTGTTTACCAGCTGTAGTAGTATAAAGTGGTGTAGTTGTTTGTTTACCAGCTGTAG